TTTCACCTGTCAAACCCCAGTTGTTGTTTGCCATGTCTCTTGCATAACGTACAAGATGGGCTGGCTTAACAGGTCTATTGTTTTTGTTTAGCTCATTAATGACGTAGTGAGCCATGTTTGGTGTTATTTCCATAATTAAGCTAGTTTCTGGTGGGTTCTCAATTAGGCTTTTTAATTTGTAGATGTCTTTTTTAACTGATGTGTTTCTAACGAAATCTGCATTTAAAATTTTTGTATTAAATCTTGGCATAACATTCTCCTTTTTGTTTGTTATAAATTACAGTTAATCTATTCTGTTTGACTTTGCAACAAAAAAATAATATCTACTTAATTATCGAATTAATTAAGAGTTATTGGAGAAATTATGAAACTGGCAGAATACCTTGTTGAAAAGGGCATTAGCCAAGCAGAAGCATCAAGGCAACTCGATGTAACTCAGGTTGCTATCCATCAATATATATATCGGAAGTCGTTACCCAGCGGTCAGATGATGATTAACATTTATAAATGGTCGAATGGTCGGGTAAACCTGATTGATTGGGTGAGGGAGTTCGACAATGCCAAATCGCAGTAAGGAAAAGGGCAGTAGGTTTGAGCGTGAGATTGTCGATAAGGCTAGACAGCGTGAGCTTGAGGCTAACAGAGTGCCTCTGAGTGGTTCTGCGGCTGGCTTTAAGGGCGATGTGCATATTAAGAAGGGCAGGGAGACTTGGGTGATTGAGGCTAAGAAGCGGAAGTCAGGGTTCAAGTTTCTGTATGATAATCTGTTAGGGGCTGATGTGTTGGTCGTAGCTGAGGATAGGAACAGGGCTTTAGCCGTGTTAGACTTAGAGGACTTCTTGGATATGATGGCTGGGAGATTGTAATGTTTTATATCGCTTTGATGGTTTGCTTTAGTGTCAATGATTGCACTTATGCAGAGAGTTTAGAGCGATATAACAGTAGGCAAATTTGCGAGATATCTTTACTTTTTGAGGTAGAGACTGTCAGGATTTTATTTCAGCAGGACGGATTAGAGCCGAGTGTAGCTGGCATTTGCTTAGAGGCGGAGAGTGTATGAAGGTAAGATTGTCTAAGAAGGACTTACTGGAAGCCGAATTAATGGCTAAGGATACAGTGTTTATGTTAGAGAGGTTGTCAGTATCTCCGAGATTAGAGAACAAAAATCAATCAAGGCTAGAAGCTAATATATTTGGGTTTATGGCTGAGTTCGCTGTTTGCAGGGTGCTGGATACAGAACCACCGAGGCTCAATTTTGCGACTGATGGCGGTGTTGATTTATGGCTGGGTGACGTAACGATAGATGTGAAATACACAGCTAGGAATACCAATAAGCTCATATTTGATTCGGTTAGTAAGTTTAAATCTCAGGTGGCTGTGTTGGTTACGGCTACTAGCAATATGGATGTGATGGAGATACTTGGCTGGTGTTCAAAGAACAGGTTTATTGAGGAGAGTTACAAAAAAGATTTTGGCTATGGTGAGAGGCTGGTTATGGACGCTGATAAGTTGCAACCAATAGAGCAATTTTGGCTGAAATATACGCAGAATAAGTTTCTATGAGAGAGAAGGATTGAGTGGATATGACAATAGATGAATTTAAGGAAGAGCTTAGGCTTTTAAGAGATAGGGTAATCAATTTTAGGGATTACGAGATTAGGGTCGGTAGGCAGATACAGAGGTATGGCGTGAAGCAGAAGGTAGAGCCAGTGCCTTCTATGCTTAGTTATCACAAGAAGAGGCTAAGGAGAATGAGTGGTGAGTGATAGTTTAATTATTAAGAGTGAGTTGAAGGAGAAGTTTTCAACGCTTCCCAATGCGCTGATTAATGATGGACGGCTAGCGGCTGAACATCTGGGGTTGATTGTGTACCTGTTGAGCAAGCCTAATGATTGGATTGTCAGGGTCACAGATTTACGCAAGCGGTTCGATTATGGCAGGGATAAAGTATATCGGATTTTGCAACAGTTAGAGCAGTATGGTTATATATCGAAGGAGCAGATAAAGGTCGGGGGTAAATTCTCTGAAACTCGTTACACAGTCTCAGATTCACCGTGTACTGAAAAACCGTATACGGAAAAACCGTATACGGAAAATCCGACACTTACTAAAGAAAGATATATACTAAATAAAGATAATACTAATTTACCCAAAAAAAATAAGTCTAATAAAATGCTTTTGATTGATTATGTTCTGGACGATGCTGATAAGCAATATGCTAGCGATAAGGGATTGGATTGGTCAGAGATTGCTGAGGATGTACGGCTATGGAATGAGAAGAACGGAAATAAAGCCGCATATGTGTCTTGTAAGGCTTTCTGGCAACAATGGTGCAGAAGCGAAGCTAAGAAGCCTCAGAGGGCTTCTAAGGGCGAGCAGTGGGGTGATAAGAGCAAGGTGGTGAGTAGTAGGAAGATGCTATCGCTGGAAGAGTGGAAGGGATTGTCAGAGTTTATGCAGGAGCATTATAGGAAGCATAGACCAGATATTATGGCTGATTTAACTCAGCAGTTGAACGAGCAGAATAGTAAGGATATATAAGGGTATGAAGTTTACACCAGCACTCGTAGATGAGTTTCTTAGACGTATAGCAATCGATGGCAGAAGTGCCAGAAGCGTTGGCAGGGATGATGATATGCCAAGCTATGAGGCTTTCTACAATCTTATGAACAAGGATGAGGTTGTCAGGAATAAGTATTTCTTGGCGCAGGAAAGCAGAGCTACGGCTATCGATGACCATATCGATGGGGTTATCCAAGATATGAAGGATAAGAAAACAGATTGGCAATCTGCTAGGCTGGAGATAGATACCGCCAAGTGGCGCATGGCTAAGTTCTTTCCGAGGCTGTATGGTGAGCAGACACAGCGCATCGAAGTGGAACATAAAGCTAGCTTTATAGATGAACTGAAGAAGGTACAGCAAGCGGTGGAAGAGCGAAAGCGTCTGGAAGCTAGGACTATCGAGGGTTCTGTGAATGAAGTATAGCGAGTGGGATAGGATGTGGAGTGAGTGGTTAGGTGAGAAGCCGATGGAAGATTTTGTGAGAAAATCTCTTAACCGTTTCACACACGCGCACGGAGATTTCACACCGATTTTGAAGCCCGATTCCGAGGGTTTTACAACCAATAGTATACGCACTCATAGGTTATCTAATAAAAACAAGGACTTAGACTGATAGGTATGCTGTATATATCTTCCATAATGAACATTATGCGACAAAATATCGTAAAAGTTGAAAATACCCCCCCTTTTTCGCACGCGACACCGCCAATAAAAAAATATACCATCACACCCACCCCCCTTTAATCTGAGGCACACATGACACCCCAGCCAAAAAAATCCCAAAATACAGATTTGCTTATAGCCCTTCACGATGACCCTGTTCTGTTTGTGGAGCAGATTATCGGAGCGAAGCCGTATGAGTGGCAGAAGGAAGCTCTCAGGGCTATTGCATCTAATGACCGCGTTAGCATTGCTTCGGGGCATGGGGTTGGCAAGACGGCTTTTCTTTCATGGCTGGCGTTATGGTGGCTGTGTACCCATTATCCGTGTAAGGCGGCTATTACTGCAAACACGGCTCACCAGTTATCGGACGTTTTATGGACTGAGATTGACAAGTGGGCTAGGGGCTTACCAGAGGGGTTCAAGGAGCTTCTGGAGTTCAAGAGTGACAAGATTAGCTTGAAGGGTGCTACGGACAGTTTTGCGGTGGCTAGGACAAGCAGGAGAGAGAACCCAGAGGCTTTGCAGGGCTTTCACAGCGAGAATATGCTGTTTATTTGCGAAGAGGCTAGCGGTATTCCTGATATTGTTTTCCAAGTTGGAGAGGGTGCGATGTCTACGGAAGGGGCTAAGACTGTGATGTGTGGAAACCCCACTAGGTCTGAGGGGTTCTTTTATGAGAGCCATCATAGCCAGAGGCATAGGTGGTTTACTATGACTGTGAGCTGTCTGGACAGTCCGAGTGTATCTGAGCAGTTTCTGGAGAACATGGCTGAGAAGTATGGGATTGAGAGCAATGTTTATCGGGTGAGGGTGTTGGGGCAGTTCCCCACGCAGTCTGATGATGTGTTATTGCCTTTGTAC